GGCCGCCGCTCCGCCGATGCCCATGCCCAGTGGCAGCGTGGCCAGGCTCGGCAGCAGGGCGCCCACCATGGCCGCCTTGGGCGCCTCGCGCTGCAGCCGCGCGCGAATGTCGCCGGCTTCGTCGCGCTGGTCGCGCAGGGTATCGAGCGTGGCCTGATCACCGCCCAGCTGCGCGCGGATCTGGCGCAGGTTCATGCCGATGGTGTTGAACACATCGCCCGCGCTCACCAGCGCGGCGTTGAACGGTCCGGTGGTCAGCGCCTCATCGGCCGCGGCTGGCCCGGCTTGCGACGCCGGCCGCTCGCTCTGCACTGGCACCCAGCGCCCGCCCACCAGGGCGTACTCTTGGCCCGTTTTCGGGTCTACAACGCGATCAGCCATCACCACGTCCCTGTGACGCCCGCGCCGAACGTTCGCGGCTTGGCGCCCGGTTTCGGGGCCACCGGCACGGTGCCCGGTGGGGGAGGGGGCAACAACCACGGATTCGCATCGCGGTGGTTGGCCAGCTTGTTGCGAAACTCCTGTTGCAGCTGCTGGTACGCGGCCACAATCGACGAGTTCGACGTGATCGGCCCGTGCCAGCTGGTCGGATCGGGCAGCGTCTTGTCCAGCCGCTCGACATCGCCCGGGTTCAACACGCCCAGGTTCTGCAGCTTGCCGATGTCGGCCATGATCTGCGAGCGGATCATTGACATGCGCGCCGCTTGCTCACCATAGAGCTCGGTGCCGGTGCCGCCATCGCGCACCACCCGGCCGCCCTGCGTGGTGCGTTCCTTGCCGACAAAGATGTCCAGCATCGCATTGATGCGCTGATCGGCGGTGGCCAGGCTGCGCTCTGTTTCCACCGTGTCGGCGTACGGCTTGGTGCCCGGCATCGGCATGAGCGTGGGCCCGGTGGCGCTCATGGTGGGCATGTAGCCGCTCGGGATGCCTGTCCCAGTCCTGTCAACTCGAGCGCGCTCAAGGTCCAGCCGCTGCTGCTCGATGCCGAGCCTGGCCGCCGTTTCCTTGCGCTGCGCGTCGAACGATGCCGCCCACTCGCGCGCGTGACGCTGCGCCTCTTCCTGGCTGAACCCGAACTCCCGCTGAAATTGCTCCGTCAGCCGCGCCTCGGTGGCGCTGAATTGCTCGCGCTGGCGCTGCTCGGTGGTGGCGAACTGCCCGGCTTGCTGATCGCGGTTCAGCGCGCCCTCGCGCGCCTGCGTGGCGCGGCCAAGCGCTTGCTCAAGCACCGACACGCCCAGGCGGCCCGCGCCTGGCACCGGGCTGGCCAGGATGCCCTGCGCGAACTGAGCTTGCCGGCGCGGGTCGCCCGGGTCGGCCAGCAGCCCCTGCCCCTGAAAGCCGCCCATGCCGCCGCTGGCATCCGGTGGGCCCATCGGCGCACCGGGCGCCTGCCCCAGTAGGGGCAAGAGCATTTCGGCAAGCTTCGCGTTGCGCTCATCGACCGCGTTCTGGTACAGCTTGTTGCCGCCCCACAGGCTACCGCCGGTGAGCAATCCAAGTGCCAACAGTGGAAGCATCGCCACCCCTCAGTTCTTGCCGCCGCCGATGCCGCCGCTGCCGCTGGTGTTGTACTGCCGGCCGCTGCTGCGCCCCGAGCTCTGCGATTGGGCCCAGTTCTCGGCCGTCTGCGTGCCAAAGCTGGAGCTCTGGCCCTGGCCCAGCACCGTGGGCCCACCGATCAGCGACGCGGCCACCGACAGCGGCGCGAACGCGCTCTGCTGAAGCATCGGCGTCATGCCCACCGCCGACAGCACGCGATTCATGTCGCCGGTGTACAGGTCGCTGCGCATCTGCGCGGTGCGCTGCGCGAGCTCGCCGCCGAACATGCCCGCCGCCTCGCCCCTGGCCAGCGCGTCGCGGCTGCTGCCGTACTGCCCCGCGCCCACGCCGCGCGCGTCGAGCTCGGGCAGCACCTGGCGTTTGAACGCCTCGGTGGCGTCGTCAATGCTGGCCTGCACCGCAGCGTCGCTGTAGGGGTTGGCACCTGGCCGCAGCAGCGACGCCCATGCGTCGGCGCCCTGCGCTCCGATGCCGCCGGCCACCGCGCCGGGCGCACTGGTGCCGCTCAGCAGGTCACCCGCGGCACCGTATAGCTGGCTGAGCGCCGGCTCCTGCGCGCCGTACACGCTCTGCGCGTTGGTCGACTGCGAACCCGTCACGCCCTGGCTGTAGCCATAGGCGTTGCTGCTGCTCTGGTTGCTGGCGTCCGTCCTACCGTACCCGAACGATGCGCTGCCGCCCATGCTTCACTCCCCGATGTCATCGCACGCCAGCACCACCGCGCGGATGCTGGTGCCGTGCTTGGCCAGCAGCCGCGACCAGCCAGGCCGCCCCAGGATCAGCACCTGCGCGCCGCCGGCCACGCGCGCAATGCGCTTCACTTCGGCCACCAGCACGTCAAGCCAGCCGTCGACGCCCTCGCCGCCACAGGCCACGACGCCAATGAACGGGCGCCCCTGGCGCGTGTGCCCACGGTTGAGCACCGCAGCACCGCACAGCTTGGCGCCGTTGGTGATGGCCAGCAGCAGATAGTCGCCCGAGCGGATGCGCTCCCACACGGCGCCCGGGTGCAGGTCGGCGCTCACCGAGTGATCCAGCGCCGCGATGATCCACGGCAGCACCAGCGGGAACACCGCGTCCAGTTGCTGCACCGCCACCGCGCCCACGCCGTACGGCAGCGTGCGCTGCACCGGCTCGACAGGCACCGCGCCCATGGCCTGCGCACCCAGCACCTCGGCCGCCTGCGACTGCATCACCGCCTCGATTCGATCAGTGCGCAGTGCGCCGTTCATACCACCGTGAATTTCTTCCATGCACCACCTGTGTAGAGATACAGGCCCTCGGTGGCGCCGTAGACGCCCGCCAGGCCATAGACCACCATGCCGTCAATCGGCCGCTCCCCGGGCTCGGGCAGCGCCGCCATCGGCGCGAAACGCATGCGCGCCACCTCGGGCGTGCGCAGGTACGTGGCCAGCCTGTCGAGCTGGCGCGACGCCCACGCCGCGATGGCGCTCGGGCCCGTGCCGGTCACCGGCTCGGGCGTGAACAGCGCATCGGCCTTTTCGGTGGGCAGCGTCATACCTGCCCCCGCTCGGCGTATTCGAACGCGAAGCCGCCCACCGACCAGCGGCCCACATTGGTGGCGCTGAAGCGCACGCCGAAATACTTGCCCTGCGCCAGCTTGTCCACGCGCCGGCTGGTGCCGATGGTGTAGGGCTCGGCGGTGAGCCAGGTCACGGGCGCGTCGGGCGCCATCTGCGTGCCGATCTGCACCGACACCACGTCGCCCGGTGTCCCATCGATTGCGGGGTACAGCCCGAACACGTGCTTAACGCCTGGCGAGTCATCGAGCGCGATGCCGGTGCGCTCCAGGCTGGCCGCGATGTTGCTGCCGTCAAATCGCGTGTTGCCCTTGTCGAGCGTGTACAGCTGCGAATTGTTGGGGCTCGCGCTGATGACCTCGGGCTTGAAGCCACCGGCCGGTGGCGCGTCCCAGGGGTCGAAATCGGTGTCCCAGCTGCCGGCGTCGGCGTCCCAGCGCAGGATGGGCGCATTGATCGGCACCAGCCCGATGTCGGCCGCGGTGGTCAGCGGCAGCTCACGCACCGACCACTTGTCGCGCACCGTGTTCCACACATAGGCCAGATTGCAGGCATCGTCACGGCCGATCGCCAGCGCGAACACCACCTCATTGGCGCCCGGCACCGCGTACACGTGGCAGCGCGTTAGGCCATCGTCGCTGATCTGCCCGAACAGCGTCGATTTCACGCGCCCCTCGCCGATGCTGCGCGCGTTGGTGCCGTCCGTGATGATCATGTCACCCGGCGACAGCACGACATGCTGGCCCATCACGTCGGCCACGCTGTTGCGCGTCGCAGCGCCCACGTCGCTGGACACCTTGCGCGCGGTGTAGATGTAGGGCCGCCCCACGTACTGCACCGCCCAGCAGCCGCTGGCGCGGTACACCATCAGCTGCGGCCCCAGCCCGCGCATCGCCATCACGGGGCCAATGCCCACGCCCAGGTTCAGGTCGCCCGCCTGATTGGTCGCGGTGGGGGTCCACGTGGCGGGCACGGTGCCGGGCCCGGCCACGTCCGACCATGCAAGCCGTTCATAGTCGAGCGAGGCGCCCAGCACGCTGCCTGCGAACAGGTGCTGATTGAATGGCGCCAGCACGTTGGCCGCGCTGCCGGCCAGCCAGTTGGGCAGCGGCTTCACGATGTCGGTTCCGCCGCTCATGTCGAGATACCACGGCGGCATGTTGGGCGCGTTGAAGACCGGAATGCCGTTCAGCACGCCGCTGGTCATCTCGCCCGCGTTGAAATCGGTCCAGCCCGAGCTGGGCGTGACCGACAGGTGCGTGTTGCCGTCGCTGCGCACCACGCCCGCGGCGCCCGCGAACAGCACCATGGGCGTATTGGCGTCGATGTACAACATGCACCACTTGGGCGCCACGCCCGTGGGCCCGACAGCCGGCACGAACGGCACCGAGCCGTCCGCGCGCTGCATGCCGGCTGGCGTTACCCGCATGTTGGCCGCGGCTGAGTAGGCATCGCCGGCCATCAGCGCGGGCAGCTGGTCGGGCGCAATGCCCACCAGCGCAAACGGCACCAGCTTCGATTGACGACGGCGCATCAGCGCAGCTCGTTCCAGCTGCTCAGCGTCGACGCGCCGCCGCCGCCCGTGAAATTGCAGCTGTAGCTCACGCCGGCCGGCACCAGCGCGGACAGCGAGCTGCGCTGGCCCACCGTGCCGCCCGCGCTGGCCACCGCCACGCCGCCTACCGTCAGCGTGGCGATGCTGCCGGCATTGGCCACGTCGACATTGACCACCACGTGAATGGGGTACGCGGGCGCAGTGAACACCGTGCCATTGATGGCGCGCGAGCCGGTTTGATTCGACCAGGCGCGCAGCGCGGTGGCGGGCGCCTGGCTGTGCAGTAGCGCGGTGTCCACCACGCGGCTGCTGTTGTCGCTGGTGGCGGGCCGGTTGGCGATCGTGACGTTACCGGTGGGCCCGTCGATCAGCAGTGCGTTGGCTACGCTGAAATCGAACGCCAGGCCGCGCACCGGGCTGCCCAATGCGCCGATGTGAAAGTTATTGCTGCTGAACGTGACATCGAGGTGCCGCCCGGCGCCCGAGTTGGGCTCGAACATCACGTGGTAGAACGGGCTGCCGCTGGCGCCGCCGTCGACCCAGGTAGCCCATGCGTTGCTCGTGGGCGCGAACGTGATGCACTGCGAGCCCACGTTGACGATGTTGCAGCTGGGGCCGCTGGCCGGGTTGTTGATGGTGAACACGCCCGCCGCGCTGATGAATGCGCGCGGGCTGCCGTTGGTCTTGAACACCAAATTGCCATTGCGCGCGTTGCCGAGCTCCACGTCTCCGGTGTTGTGCGCCACGAAAAACTGCGTGGTGTTGGCCGCGTTACTGTTCTGCGTGAACAGCAGCGCATTGCCGTTCTGAAGGTCGCCGCGCCAAATTTGCACTGGCTGGCCGCTCGCGCCCTCCATGAACAGCGCATAGGCTTGCCCGGCGCTCGGCGGCCCAACGTTCCACTTGCCGCCCGCATCCTGAATGCCCAGGTTCTGCCGCGCGGTGGCCGCGCTCGCTGTCAGCTCCGACAGATTGTTGGCCTTCAGCAGCGCCGCCAGCGTGCCGCCGCTTTCGAGCTGGTTCAACGTGGCCGCGGTGGGCGTCACCGCAGCGGTCAGGTTTGGAAACTGGTTCTTAAGCACGTTCTTGATGCCACGGATGTGGTCGTCGCCCTCGCGCTTGTCATCATTGAACAGCGGATTACCCGCCACCAACGCGTTGATGAACTTGGCCGGGCCGGTCAGGTCTTCCAGTGCCATCGCTTCACCTCGATGCCATGCGGAGCGAACCGCCGGCGTTGTTGCCCTTGCTGCGCGTCATGGCCTCGGTGCCGATCGCCAGCGCGCGCTCCTGCGCGGCATCGGCCGCGTCGAAATCCTGCACGAACCGGTGCTGCTCGGCCACCGCCTGCCACAGCCACACGTCGGGGTACTTGGTGGACACCACGTTGGTCCCCGCACCCGCAATCACGCTCACCTGCGTGAAATACTTCAGCGCCGCCACCGTGGCGTCGACGCTGGCATCCACCACGAGGTTGGTGCCCAGCACGGTGAAGCGGCCAAAGGTCTGCTTCTGCATAACCGCGCGCATCCACTCGCGCGCGGGCATCGGATCGAAGTCGCCGTACTTCAGCGTTGACAGCACGTCGACCGCTGCAAAGTCGGCGGGCAGCGCCGCCACGCCCGCCACGAACGCCACCGGGTTGAGCGTGGCGCTGAGCTCTTCAGGGAAGAACCAGCGCGACAGGTTCGCCCGCGCGAGCTCCAACGCCGTGTCCTCGTTGGCCGTCGTCTCGGCATCCTCGCGGTGCACGTACGCGTGCAGTGCCGCCTTCAGTTGGGTGTAGTTCATCGTCGGGTTGCTTCAGGTGTCCGCCCTCATCGGGCCCGAGTAGCTGCCATTCGTCGCGCCGGTGGTGCTTGTCCCACCTCACACGATCACAAAGTTGAATTGATCGGAGCTCACCACGAACCCGCCCACGGTCAGGATGACCCACGCCGGCCCGGTGGTGCCGGTGGCGTTGGGCGTGCCACTGATCTGCCCGTTAGCGGCGCCCAGCACCGCCCACGCTGGCCAGGTGCCGCCCTTGCTGTAGTTCACCGCCATGCCGGCCGGCGGGTTGAACTTCACCGAGGTGTCGACCACCCCGATGGCCACGCCGTTGGTGCCGTTGATGGTGCCGATGGCCGGGCCGATGAAGCGCACTTGCCGGCGCAGCCCGCCCATGCCGCCCATCAGCGCCAGGTCGTTCTTGTGGTTCGGCACCAGGCGGTACGCCGAGCTCTTGGGCATGAAGATGGCGCGCGGCATCAGATTTTGTCCCGCAGCTTGTAGGGCTCGCACTCGCTGGTCTGCATGAACGCGAGCCAGGCTTTGCTCTTGATGCCCGCGTCGCGCGACATGAGGTCGGGATACTTGCGCACCAGCTGCTTAAAGTCTTCCTCGGGAATCTGCAGCGCCACGCGCCCGAAGCCGGGCCGATCGGGCGGCGGCGCCTCGCGCCGGAACGTGGCCACGCCTTCGAGGATTTCGCGCCGGTTGGTCTGCTCCAGCACGTGCGACATGGTGTCGCCCTCGATCACCAGGCGCTGGCGAAACATCGGGTCGGGATCGTTCGGCATTTGCATGGATCAACCTCCAAAATCGAAAGGGCCGCACCAGCTTGTGAGCGGGTGCGGCCCTTTCAGTGGGGCCCGGCGTACCGTCAGGTGTTGCCGGGCTGCGTCCCTTGGTCGCGGAGAACGGCGCGACTATGCCGTAACTGCCAGCGTCTCGTCAATGGCCCTGACCACGCCGTGCGCTTCTTCGTTGTTCACCTTGAGCGACCAGTCCGCGTACATCTCGCCCGAGACAAACAGGCCGGTCACCGCCAGCGGAAAGACGTTCGGCCTGGCCAGGTAGCTGATTGCGGCCTTTTCAGGGTCGATGCAGAACACGCTCGACACGTTGGCCGCGGTGGTCTGCTGCAGCCGGTTCGGCGTCAGCGTCAGCACAATGCCAAAGTCGGTGACCAGCACGCTCACCGCGCCGGTGGCGATGGCGCCCGCCTTCTTCTCTTTCACGTCCGACATGAGCGACGCGACCTGCGCGGTGGCGCTGAACAGGTACGCCGACAGCTTGCGAATCACGATGCTGCGCGCCATCAGGTACGAGGGGTTGCCGCCTTGGTCGTACACGCTCTGCAGCACGTTGCGCAGCGTGGCCTCGCTGAGCGCCCGCGCGGTGCCCGGCGCGGCTGCCGTCACGAGGCCGGTGCCCGTCTGAAAGCCGCCATTCGCGCCCGTGGCGCCGTTGTTGGTGTTGGTCACCAGCCAGGCGTCGAACCCGCCCACCTTGCCCGCCACCGAGCCGTTGTCTTGCACGCTGGCCTGATTCATCAGTGCAATCGCGTCAATGTCGCGCTTGAGCTCCTGCTGGCGCTTCATCACTTGGTAGGCGTAGGCGTCGCCCATGTTCAGCGTGCGACCGTCGCGCGCGCGGTTCGATGCGCTCACCACCTTGACGCTGATCTGGCTGCGGTTGCCCACGCGAGTGGGCAGGTTGTTGTTGTCGGCCGGCGCGGCGCTGCCGTCGAGCACCGCGTTACCGTTGTTCACCGCCTGCAGCTTGTCCTTCGTCCACTCGCAATACTCGTTGAAGTGCGAATCCTCGCCGATCATGTCGCCGAACGGCAGCGGGATCACCGAGATGTCCCAAATCTTCGCAAGCACGTTTTCCGGCACCAGGCCGCCACGCAGTGCGCTCTTCAGCGTGGTTTGGGTCACGAGAGCCATAACAGAACCTCCGGGTGCACCGGGCACCCGGAGTGCCGGGCTACCCGTTGCGGATGATGGATGCCACCTTCGCGCTGATCTCTTCCGTGCGGGTGTACCGCTTGGCGTTGGTCGGCGCGCCCTCGCGCGGCGCTTGGCGTGCGGTTTCGCGGGTCAGCGTCTTGTCGTTGCCCGTCTCAACCCGCCGCGAGCTCGCGCGCGCGTCGTCGAACTTCTTCTGCAGCGCGGCGAAGTCTTGCAGCAGCAGCACCTGGCGATGGTCGACGATGCTGGCGAGTTCAGCGGTGGTGAAACCGTACCGCTTGGCCAGCGCGCCCATCTGTTGCCGCTGCGCGGTCGCGTAGGTCTGGTCTGACCACTGCGGCCGGGCCGCGTGGAGCAGCCCGCTTTCGCGCGTGCGCGTTTCCTCGGCTTCCGCCTCGATCTGCCGCACCAGCTGCGGCGGAACGCTGCCCGGTGGGAACGCCCTCGCCAGCGCCAGAATCCGGCGGTGGGTGTCGATGGCTTCGAGTTCCTGGCGGCCGCGTCGTTCGTCGAACTCTGCCACAGACGCGTCCAGCTTGGCAAGCGCCGGCAGCTTGGCCTTGAGCTCGCCCAGCGTCATCGTCTTGTCGCCCACCTGCAGCCGCATCGTGTTTAATACTTCACGCGAAACCCCGAGCCCCTTGCGCACATCTGCTTCAGTTAGGGTGCTATCATCGCCTTCATGAGCACCATCGTCGTCGTCGTCGCCTTCGTTGCCTTCCTGCTTGTGGTGGCCTTCGTCGCTCTGGTGGCCTTCGGCATGCGGGTCCAACTCGATCACATGGTCGGCGTCCGCGCCCTCCCCGTCGACCCCGCGCCCCTCAGCCCCAGCGAGTTCGCCACCCTCTTCCCCGAGCTCGCCGGCCTGTGCTCGCCGCGACCGAGCGACGCTGAGGGCCCCGCGACCCTCCCCAGCACCCTGCCGGCGTTCCTGCCTCGTCACTGAGGCGCCCGGGTCGCCAGCCGCGATCAGCGCGGCCACTGCATCGGTCTGCTCTTTCAGGCCACGGTAGCGCACTCGCGGCGCGGCCTGCGCAACTTCAATTCGCGCCTGCTGGCCGGCTTGCGCGTCGGCCGCGGCCCCTCTGTCCGGTTGCGAGCTCCGTAGCTCCCCCCGCTCCCGCGTCGCCCGCGGCGCCCGGGTTGTGCCGTCTGCTTCTGCCATCGATCAACTCCGCTTTGGTTGTGGTCACTTCGTTTTCAATGGCCAGCATGAACGCGCCCAGCCCACGCAGGTGGTTGGCCGCCTCCACACTGGCCGCCGTGGGGTCGCGCGCCGCCAGGGTGCGCTCGACCAGTTCTGCCTGCCACCAGCCGCGCAGCAGCGGCCAGGCGGGCGACTGCACCATGCGATAGAGCTCGCTCGCCCACTCGCGCGGCGTCAGGTTGCCCGGCACGCTCACGGCGCGATGCCGTCTAGGCCGGGCTGACACCGCTCCAGCTGCGCCTTGAGCTTGCCCAGGCGCTGCTCGTACCGCTCGGCGCTCGCTTTTGCAGTGGCGGCCCGCGCACGGGCCTTGCTCATGGCCTCCGCAGTCTCTTCGGCGTAGCCAGCCAGCAAGTCGAACTCTTGCACCTTGGCCGCGTCGAACGCCGTTTTGCTTTCGGCGGTGATGCCGGCCAGCAGCTTGGCCAGGCCCGGGTCGATTGGGCTTTTGCCCTGACCTTTCTTCTTACGCGCCATTCGGGTTTTCTCCAGTGGGTTGCGCATCGGCCAGCATCGGCAGCTGGCCACTCAGTGGGTGCGCCGGCTCGCCTTCGGCCGCATCGCCACCCGGTGAACCAGCTTGCACGTCGCCCTGCGCCTGGCTGCTGGTAGCCGCGGCGCCGCCGGCCGCGAGCTCGGTCGCCGCCTGCAGTGGCTCGGGCGCGTGCATCAACTTGGCCTCTTCAATCGCCGCCTTCACCACGGTGTCAACGAACTTCTGCCAGTTGCCCACGTCGGCCTTGTACTTGTCGAGCATCAGCGCGGCGCGCATGCCGGCCGCCTGCGCCGCCATGCTGCGCTGCTGCTGCGCCTGGCTGGCCTGCGCCGCCTTGCGCGCCTGATCGCTGCTCGGGTCGATCCAGTAGCGATCCGGCCCGGGCAGCATCACCGCGGCGGTGAAGTCGCTCGCCGCGTTGTACATGCGCTGCAGGTCGGTCAGCTGGCCCGAAAGCCCGTTCTGCATCGCGGCCACCTGCATGTTCATGACCGTCTGCAGGTTGACCGCTCGCTTGGCGCGTTGGGTTTCGCTCTGCCCGATGCGCACGCGCACGCCATTGCGCGGGCGCCACTGGCTCGGGTTCACCTCCACCCACTCGCCGCCCACTTTCATGGTCAGCTGGTCGCCCCACTGCGTGCGCAGCAGGTAGTGGGCAATTTGGAACGCGGAGCGCAGGCCCGTCTCGCCGAACGTGCGCGCCATCATCGCGGCCAGTTGTTCCTTCACGCTGTACTGGCGCTCGATGCCGTGCGCGGTCTGGTTGCCGCTGATCTGCGCGCCCGCGCTCTGCATCTCCAGGCTCGCGCCGCCGCGCTCAGCGCGCGCCTCGTCCATGTACTGCAGGAACATCTGCACCGAGGGCCCGGCGTCGATCGACGGCACCGGCACGATGGCGTTCGGCCCTTTCATGCGGATGATGTCTTGCGTCGCATCCTGCGCATCGGCCAGGTTCACCAGCGACTCGTCGACGCCCAGGCGCGGCCGGTTCACCTTGTGCAGGTTCTCGACCCAGCCGCGCAAGGCTTTGGTCTTGATTTCCTGCACCTCTCCGATGCGATCGAACATCGACACGCCGTCGAGCCGGTGCGGGTACAGCATGGTGTTGCCGATGGCGTAGCAGACGCGGCCGATCGGCTCGGGCTCGCCCACGATCACCTTGGCGTCGCGGCTGTAGTACAGGCGGTAACGCTTGGCGCGCACGTCGCCTTCTGCCTCCGACAGCATCGGGTAGCAGCGCCACACCTCCACCGTTTCGGTGGCTTCCTGCTCGGTGGTGTAGGCGCTCGCGATGTTGGCGCCGTCGTCGCGCTGCAGCCATAGCTCGTAGCGCGTCGGATCGTGCCGCGGAAGCTTCTTCACCTCGGCCTCGTCGAACCCCTCGGCCACCAGGCGCGCGCGCGTGGTGACCATGCGATCGGCACAGAACCGCATCTGATTCGGGTCACGCACGCCCAGGCTCGACGCGACGAAATTCTCGCGCGCCACCGCCGACACGCACAGCCGCTTGTCCACTGACACGCGGGTCAGCTTCACCTTGTACAGCCGTGGCAGGTCGCCCAGCGGCGTGTCGCTGGCCTTGGCCTGCTCGCGCATGCCCTCGTCGTCGGGCGCGATATCCACGCCCCGCACGATCTGGCCTGGCTCGGTGGGCTGCGTCACCTGGCCCAGCGCGAGCTCGGGCACGCGGTCCCACTCTTCGGGCGTCTCGGTTTCCAGGCGCTCGACGTACAGGCACAGCACGCCGGTGCGCATCAAGAGGCAATCTTTGATGCCCTCCGACAGCGCCACAAAGCCGCCGTCCGCGCTGTAGCCCTCCATCAGCATGGTGCGCACGATCGCGCTTTCCTGCTGCGCGGCCGGCTCATCCTGCTGCGCCACCGCCTCGAACTCGATGCCCCCGGCATCCTCGAGCGCAGGCGCCATCTGCGCGTAGACCGCCTCGACCATGTCGGCCACGTCGAGTGACACGGCCTCCCGGTTGGCGTCGTTGTTCTTATCGTCGTTGGCCGGCTGCTTGCCCGCGGCGTAGTCGAGGGCCAGCTGCATGCTGCCCGCGTCGGCGTTGCTGAGCAGCGAGATTGCCGCTTCGAGCTCCGCGCCCACGATCACCGCCAGTTGTTCCTTGCCTTGCATCGCTCGCCCCTTCCACTGCCTTGACATAGACCATGAAAACACTCGCCCAGGATTTCGCGAGCCCGCGTGTCCACTGCGGCGCAATAAGCGCACGTCTCTCCCTGATGCCAGCGCAAGCAGGTCGACAGCAGCCAATCGAGCCCGCTCACGCCTGCAGCCCCGCCGGTGCCGGCTGCAGGTTGCCGTTGCTCACCACGAGCCACAGCTGCGCGCCGCGCAAGTGCGCATCGAACAGCTTGACCATCAACGCGTCGAACGCGGCCACGCTCTGCCCGACCCAGCCGCCCAGGCGCACCTTGCCCAGCAGGATGCACCCATCGGTGTCCGCTGGCGTGTTGCCAGGGTGAATCTGCACGTCGCTGAAGAACGGCACCGCCGCCAGCCACGGGACCACTCGCTCATGCTTGGGCGAGTACCGCAGCTGCAGCAGGTAGCGGCCTGGCGGGATCGCGGTGCGCCCGGGCACCTTGAGCCCGCCGCTCGGGCGCACATCGCCAAAGCGCAACGTGTCCTCCAGGGTGTAGCACTGGTGCTGATCGTTGATCGTGAGCGAGCCCCCGCAGTAGGTGCTGCCTTGCACGCTGCGCACGAGCTCCAGCACCGCCATGCGCCCCCCGCCGATGCTCGATGCCGTCAGGTCAATGATTCGTGTCACCGCTGCACCCTCCGTGCGTAGCCCGTGCCCGGGCGTTTGGGTAGTTCAATGTCGCGCAGGCTCTGGCGCCAATCGGTCCGCAGCGCGGCGCTGCGGCTGGTGGCGTAGGTGCGCAGCGCATCCGCGCAATGCGAAGTCCAGTCATGCTCTGGCTCTTTGCTGAAGACTTGGCGCTGCTCGTCGAACACGTAGCGGTACTGGCGCATCGCGTCGAGCGCCATCACGCCGCAGCGCGTGCGATCGAACACCAGCAGCGGAATCACCGCGCGCGTGGCCTCGATGCCATCCTCCAGGCTCATGTCGTTGGCCGGCTCGAACGGCATGCCCAGTTCACGCGCCACCTCTTCGCGGCTGCGCCCGGTGCCGAGCTCGCGCACGCGAATGTCGTGCGGCGCGCACCACCGCGTAATGTTGTACGGCAGCTTCGCGAGCTCGGCCTTGATCTGCGGAAGGCCCTTGCCGGTCCACTCGCGATAGTCGATCGCGCGCACCTGGCCGCCGCTGAAATGTTCCTGCAGGAACCAGCACGCGAACGCATCGCGCATGCCCAGGTCGACCGCCAGCGTGACGCCTAACGCCGGATCGTATGGCACGTCGGTGATGCGGCCCGCGGCCTCGGCCTCGGCCATCAGGTCGCCGTAGACCGCGCCCCGTATCACGGCCTCAAAGCTGCACTCGAACTCCTGCGCGTACTCGGCGTCGCTCATGTTGGCGCGCGCGACCGCCAGATCACGCTCGGAGATTGCACCGGTCTGCGACGCCTTGAGCATGAACGCGGCCCAGCCCTCGGCACCGTCGCGCGCGGCCACGTAAGCGCGCTTCAGCTGGTTGGCGCCCAGTGGGGTGCCGGCCAGGATCGCCCAGCCGCCGGTATCCATCAGCGCCGGCAGGATCACCTCGGTGAACAGGCGCGGGTGCATCAGCGCGTACTCGTCGAGCACCGCGCCGTGCAGGTAGATGCCGCGCAGGTCGTGGATGGTGTCAGCGCCCAGCAGCATCACGCGCGCGCCATTGGGCAGCTTGGCGGTGAGCTCCGAGGTGTTGAACGTCGCGCCAGGGATCGACCCCGCGTAGTGCTTGGTGTAGTCCCACGCGATGCGCTTGGCCATTTTGTAGGTCGGCGCGATGTATGCCACCTGCGGCTGGCGATGCACCACCTGCAGCGCACCGCGAATCGCGTGGTTCACCATGGCCACCGTCTTGCCGGCGCGCCGATGCGCCACCAGCACGATGAAGCGCGCCGCGCAGGCGTGCACCTGCTGCTGATACCAGCGCGGCGCGTAGGGAATGGTGATGGCGGTCACGCGCTGTAGCCGCAGTGCAGCACGCCCCAGCGCGTGGCCGTCCACAGCGGTTGCGGCCCGCGCATGCGGTTCGGCCCGCGCTCGCTTCTCACAGCCCGAGCAGCCGGCGCAGCTGGTCAATCGGCACGGTGTCGAGCCCGGCCGCGGTCAGCTTGGCCAACACGTCGGTGACCATGCCGCGCTCGCGGTCCAAGTCGGCCAGCTGCTGCGCCTGCGCGGCCAGCAGCGCGTCGCGCCGCTTGTCGAGCTCGGCGCTGCGGCTGGCCAGCTGCTCGGACACGGGGGTGCCCGCGCCCTTGTTCACCGGCAACGGCGCTGCCGGTACGCCGGTGTCAGCCACCGGTGCCGCCTTCGTTGACCTTCGCGAAGCCCTGCGCGGCCTGCGCCTTCTCTTCGGCCAGCGCCTCGTCGGCCTCGGCCAGGCCCTTGGCCTCTTCCAGCTGCTTGCCCAGGTCGTGCACCGCCTCGTGGTGCTTGGCCATCTCTTCGACCTGCGTCTTGCGGTGCTCGTTGATTTTCGACTCGAGGTCGGCCATGCGCTGCGAGTGCGCCTCGTGCAGCTTGGCGATGCGCTCGCGGATGGCCTCGACAGCGGCGCGCAGCGGGGTGAGCGCGGCCGGGCGTTGCAGTTCGGTGGGGATTGCCATTGTTGGCCTTTCAGGTTGCGAGGATGACATCGGGCGCCCGCTCGGCAGGCTCCCACGTGAAACGCATGGTGCCGCCACCGGCCCCAAGCGCTGCCGCGCCGTTCATGTGGACCATCGCCAGGCGCGGGTACATGAACGGCAGCAGTTCGGCCGCAGCGTTGGCCGCCTCCACCAGCTTGCCCGTCTTGTGCAGTTCGCACGCGAGCTCCGCCAGGTGGCGCATCGGGCAATAGCCCGACAGCTGCAACACGCGCCGGCTGTGCGACGCGTCCAGGCGCGCCGTGCGCACCCCTTCGCGGCGCCGCTCGGCGTCGCGCTTCAACTTCGCGTCATCGCCCAACAGGTCGCGTTGCTCGGTGGGCATGCGCGCATCGGCTTCGGCCATCTCACGCCGCACCATGTCGAGCTCGACCGCGTCGAATCTGCGCACCTTAAGCACGGCGCGGATCATAGGTGCAGCACATGCCCAGTTGCAAGCGTTACGGCACCAATTACGCGCCGCTCGGGCCGCGGCCTCGCGCGCGCCGCCGCGCGTCACGTGCGCGTATACCGCAAACGCGCTCCCCCTTCTAGACCGGTATTCCGGGGTGGTTCGATGTTTGCCACGCCCTGCAAATTTGACTACCCTAGGATGGTGGCGGGGGGTGGCGGCGGGTGAATTGTCAGGATTCACGCACGCCACCCCCGTTTCAAAGGACGCTCGCGCACTTATCCACAGGCCATGCGCAGACTTATCCCCCCAGCGCGTAGCGCGCCAAACCCCAGCGCCGAGCTCGGGATTGCCGCGCTCAAGGCCAAGCGCGATGAATTGGCACGCGCCGTAGGCGCGCCGCGTCACGTCGAGCAGGTGCCGCCGCTCTACGAGGGGCACGCGCTGGCGCGCCAGGTGCTGCTAGAGCTCCGCAGGCGCCACCTGCTCACGGGCAAGCTGGCGCGCGAGCCCAGCGCGGCGCTGGCCACGCTGCTGCGCGACGAGTACGAGCGTGGCCGCCTCGACGGCCTGACCAGCGTCTAGGGCGCGCTGGCGGCGCTCGCGGCGCTGGCCGCGGCGGCCGGTGGCGTGACTGTGTCAGCCCCGTCCGAGTTCAAGCGCCGCTCGAAGTTGGCAGCAGCTTGGCCGATGTTCACGCCCCAAGCGCGCGAGTTCGGACCCGATGCCACCGCGCACGCGGCCAGCACCGCCAGTGCCACCACCAGCGCGCCGAACGCCAACAGCCACATGGTGAAGCGCACCCATGCCGGCCGGTCGTGCTTGCCGGGCCCGGGCCCGGCACCGATCCACGCCGTGATGGCA